AAAAGCAACCAGAGATATTTAAAGATTTAGCTAAAGAGATGCCTGAATATAAATTTATTGTATGTCAAGAACATAATTTTACTAAAAAAGAATATCATGATCTATTAGAAAGATCTAAAATGGTATTTTCTGCAAATCTTCAAGAGACTTTAGGTATTTCATGTTATGAAGGAGCATTGTCAGGAGCAGTCCCAATGGTTCCTGAAAGATTAAGTTATACAGAAATGTATTCAGATGAGTTTAAGTATCCAAGTGAGTGGACAGAGTCATGGGAGTCTTATCAAAAATATAAAACTCATTTAATTAGAGAAATTCGTATTTGGATGGACAGGTATGATACAATAGCCAAATCAGGCAAAATAGAACAATTAGCTAATAGTTTACATGAGAATTATTTTTCATGTAATGGATTAAAAAAGGTATTATTTAATGGATAAGAAAGAAAATAAAGAAAAACAAAAAGAGTTTATTTACTTCCCGTCTTTATCAGCCGGCGGCTTTGCGTCGTCGTTGATTAAGGACACAAAACTAACAAATGGAACTACATGTAGATTTTATGACGATAGTTACCCGGAAGAATTTAGACATAAAAATTTCCTAATAACAGCAGGACATTATTATAAGAAAATGGATATACGTGATCAATTTGGTCTAGGTAAAGATTCATTAGTATTTGGAGATTCAGGAGGATATCAAATAGCAACAGGTGCATTAAAATATAGTGATGACTTAAGAGAAAAAATATTTCATTGGTTAGAAGCTAATTCAGATGTAGCAGCTAATTTAGATATACCACCTAAGACGGTATATGAAAATAAATTTTATGAATGTGCAGATATTAGTTATGATAATTTTGCATGGTTCGAAAAAAACCAATCAGGTAAGACAAAGTTCTTAAATATGTTACAAGGTTCCAATCCGCAAGAATATGAGTGGTGGTATCAAAAATTTAAGCATTTTGAATTTAATGGTTGGGCAATAGGAGGTCCACAAAAATTAGTTGATTTTATGTGGGCTTTAGCATTAATGTTAAAGAATAGAGAATTTGAAAAAGTAAATTTAGAGTATCTACATTTATTAGGCATTTCAAAAATATCAGATTTCTTTATATTATCAACTATACAAAAATGTTTGAATAAACATTATGGAAATAGGATTATAGTTACAACAGATTCAAGTTCACCAGGACAATATCCTGTATATGGAACTTATTTACATTCACATAACTTTAAGAAATTATCGTTTACTGATGTTTATATGCCAAAAGGAGCTAAAGATGAAGATGGAAATATAGCAAAACTAGACCTATTAGATGCACCTGATCAGTTAGTGCCATGTAGTTTAGATTGTCCAGCATGTAAAGATTTTACATGGGATATGCTAAATGATTATAATTCATCGGCAGTGCCTAGAATGGTATTACATAATGTACATGTATTTGACCATACAATAAAAGAAGTGAACAAGATAGTAGCTGCTCATAGAGAAGTTGCGCAATATGTTGTTCCAAATAATTTAGCTGCAGTATTAAAAAGTATATATGAAATGTTTGAAGATCCAGATGCGGCGATCACTACCTATGAGAAGTATAAGCAATACTATCAAAGGTTTGGAGGACAGAGTATTACAACTATTAACAAAGATATATTTAACCAATTTTTTGAAGAAAAACTAGAACAATGAAAAAAAGTGACTTATTAAATTTCGTAGGCCGATATCATTTGGCCGGAGCGACAACATCAGTAAAGTGGGATGCAAAGAACGGTGCATTACAAACTGAATTTATAACGGATGATCAGAATGTAATTGGACATATTAATGCTTCCAACTTAGACTTAGGTGAAAATGAATTAGGTGTTTATGCAACACCTCAATTAGTAAAAATGTTAACTGCAACAGGTGAAGACTTGACAGTTGATGTAAAAGATGTGAGCGGCACTGCTGTTAGCATTGGAGTAAAAGATAAAGATGTCGATATGACATTTATGTTAGCAGACTTATCTGTAATCAGACAAGTTCCAGATCTTAAGAATACGCCTGATTGGAATGCTTCGATAGACATAACAGATTCTGTTAGAACTAAGTTTATTAAAGCAAAGAATGCATTACCTGAATCAGAAAACTTTGGAATTAAGTGTACAGGCGATACAGTTGATATGATAATGAATTATTCATCAATCAATACTAATAGAATTACATTTCAATTAGATGCTCCTAATAGTAAAGATATGGGTGTTATTTGTTTTTCATCTACATTGTTTAAAGAAATTCTTCAAGCAAATAAAGATGCCGAAACTGGTAAAATTGAAGTTTCTGAAGCAGGCCTTGCGAGAGTATCATTTACAGGTAAAACATTTACATCTACTTATTACTTAGTACAATTACAATCATCATAATATGAACGACGAAATTAAACAACAAGTAATAGAATACGTTTATACAAATTATAAAACGCATAAGAATAAACAACTAATTATTAAAGAAATGGACAGCTGTTTTCATATCTTAATTCATAAAGATGGTTCTCCCTTAATATTAGGTAAAAGTATATTAAATTAATATGGAAGTTAGATTTAAAAAGTTAGTTGATAAAGCAGTTACTCCAAGTTATGCAAAATCAGGAGATGCTGGATTAGATATGACAGCTATAGGTCATAGAATAGATACCGAAAATAATTTTATAGAATATTTTACAGGTATTGCATTAGAAGTTCCTGCAGGACATGTAGGATTATTATTTCCTAGATCATCGACATCTAAAACAGATTTACGATTAGCAAATTGTGTAGGTGTAGTTGATTCAGGTTATAGAGGAGAAATTTCTTTTAGATATAAATTTGCTAAAGATTCGTTCTTTGCAAAACTAAAAAGATTTCAAGATGGAGATAGAGTAGGCCAATTAGTAATAATGCCATATCCGCAAATCGAAATGTCAGAATCAGATACATTATCAGATACTGAAAGAGGTGAAGGTGGTTATGGATCAACAGGAAATTAATATGTACGGAAATCAAGAACATACATTATGGGTAGAGAAATTTCGCCCAGGAACATTAGATGGATATGTAGGAAATGAACATATCATAGACAAAGTAAAATTATATATTGAATCAGGCGATGTGCCTCATTTGTTATTCTATGGAGGAGCAGGTACTGGTAAGACAACATTAGCAAAGATTATTGCAAATAATGTTGATGCAGATTTGATGTATGTTAATGCATCTGATGAGAATAATATTGAAACAGTACGTACTAAAATTAAGAGTTATGCTAGTACAGTTGGTTTTAAAAGATGGAAAATTGTTATATTAGATGAAGCAGATTATATGACTCCTAATGGGCAAGCTGCCTTAAGGAATCTAATGGAAACATTTAGTAAAACGACTAGATTCATATTAACATGTAACTATGTTGAAAAGATTATTGATCCTATTCAGTCAAGATGTCAAGTATTTGGTATCACTCCTCCTAATAAAAAAGAGGTAGCTAAAAGAATAGTATCTATATTAGATGAACTCCAAGTGTCATATGATAATAAAGACCTTGTTACAATTATAAACGCCGGCTATCCTGATATAAGACGGGTATTAAATAGCTGTCAGAGGCAGGTCATCGATGGAAAGTTGAGAGTAGATGATACTAGTGTATTGCAAGCAAATTATATGACCAAGTTAGTTGAAATACTAGATAAGTCAGATAAGAAAAGTGCATTTAAAGAGATTAGGCAATTAATTAATGATAGTAAAGTAAAAGATTTTTCGGCATTACATAAGTATCTTTTCGAGGAAGTAGATAATTATGCTAAAGGACATATTGCAGGCATTATATTGATATTAGCTGAATCACAATATCAAGATTCATTTGCAGTAGATAAAGAGTTACATATAATGTCAACGATTGTTAAAATGTTGAACGAATTAAAATAAAGGATAGTTATGTCAAAAAATTATAACAAAGGTAAAATAATAGGAATGAATCCTAAACAAGGACAACCTCCTAATACACAAGTAAATATCAAACCAGAAGATTTAAAAGATATTGCATGTGAAAATTGCGGATGTAAATACTTTAGACAGGTAAGTGCATTTAAAAGAGTATCGGCATTGGTATCGCCGACAGGTAAGGAACAAATTGTTCCAGTACCAACATTCAGATGTGATGAATGTGGATTTATTAACGAAGAGTTCAGACCAATTGAACAAAAAACAAAATAAGTTATGGCAAAAAAATTAATATTTGGAGCAGATGCTCGATTAGAATTGATGAAAGGTGTTGAACAGTTAAATAATGCTGTGAAATCAACATTAGGACCAAAAGGTAGAACAGTAGTAATTGAAAAGTCTTTTGGAGGACCTCATATAACAAAAGATGGTGTAACTGTTGCTAAAGAAATTGAATTAGAAGATCCAATTCAAAATGCTGGAGCACAGATGGTTAAAGAAGCTGCATCTAAAACAAATGATGAAGCAGGTGATGGAACAACTACATCAACTGTATTAGCACATGCAATATTGAAAGAAGGATATAAAAAGATTGCAAATGGAGCTAATCCAATTGAATTGAAAAGAGGTATTGACAAAACAGTTAGTAAGGTTATTGAATATCTTAAAGAAGAGTCTAGACCAGTTTCTGGAAATGATGAAATTGCACAAATAGGAACCATCTCATCCAATAATGATTCATCAATTGGAAAGATGATTGCAGAGGCAATGGATAAGGTAGGACAGAATGGAGTAATTACAGTTGAAGAAGGAAAGACTGCAGAAACACAATTAGATGTAGTAGAAGGTATGAGATTTGATAGAGGATATGCATCTCCATACTTTATAACTAATTCAGAAAAAATGATTGCAGAATTAGATGATCCGTTTATATTATTATATGATAGAAAAATTTCTAACATGAAAGATATATTACCATTATTAGAACAAACAATGGGTATGGATAGAACAATGTTAATTATTGCAGAAGATGTAGAGGGAGAAGCTTTATCAACATTAGTAGTTAATAAAGTTAGAGGTACATTAAAAGTTGCAACAGTGAAGGCTCCTGGATTTGGTGCAAAAAGAATTGAGCAGCTAGAAGATATGGCTGTATTAATTGGAGCAACAGTTATAACTCAAAAAGTTGGATTATCATTAGAAGATGCTAAATTAGAACATCTAGGAACAGCAGGAAGAGTTATTATTACAAAAAATGATACAACAATTGTTAATGGATATGGTAGTGAAGAAGCAGTTCAAGAACGTATTAAAGATGTATCATCTCAAATAGATAGTTCAGATTCTGAATATGATAAAGAACAATTACAATCTAGATTAGCAAAATTATCAGGTGGTGTAGCAGTAATTAGAATAGGTGCTGGGTCTGAAATTGAAATGAAGGAAAAGAAAGATAGATTAGATGATGCATTAAATGCAACTAAAGCAGCAGTTGAAGAAGGAATTATTGCTGGAGGTGGTACTATATTAAGAGGATATCAACATTTTGAAGATGATATATATGAAAATGAAGATCAAATATTGGGAAGAGATATTATTCTTAAAGCTTGTAAGGCTCCATTTGAGTCCATTTTGGAAAATGCTGGACTTAATGCTGAAGTGGTTTGGAATAAGGTAGTAACAACAGGTGATGGAACTAGTTCCGGATATGATGTAAGGACAGAGACAGTATTAGAAGATATGGTTGATGTAGGAATTATTGATCCAGTTAAAGTAACAAGAATTGCTTTAGAAAAGGCAGCTTCAGTAGCAGGAACAATGTTAACAACAGAATGTGTTATTACAGATATTCCAAAAGATGAGCCAGTTCAACCACAAATGCCAATGATGTAATGAAGGTAAAAAAGCCAGCTACAATATTTGATCATTTAGCAAACATAACATGGAAGAAGACTCCTTGGGATACTTTAGATGAAGCATCTCAGAAGTCTTTCTCTCCATATTTGATAAACAGATGGTTATCAATGAATCCAGATTATATAGAAATAGTTGATATGTTTCAACAATATACAATAGGGCCGTTAAGTAAGAAACATGTATATCAATTATATTTTGATTTCTTGCCTAAGCAAAAATCATTCAATAAGTATATAAAAGGAAAGAAGTCAGATAAGTATAATAAAGATCTTGTTAAACTTATAGCAGGTCATTATGAAGTACGTAAAGATGAGGCAGAAGAATATATTAGCTTATTAGATAAACAAGAGGTCATTTCCATTCTTAAGAAGTATGGGAAGGCCGAAAAAGAAATAAAAAGTTTATTGAAAAAATAGGTAAAAAGATTTGCCTAATTGAAATTTATTTCTTATCTTTATATTATAAAAATAAAAGAAGATGAAAACAATAAAAGACACGCCAGGAAGAACGGTAAAATTTCAAGAAGTAGATAATACCGCAGTATCCCATCATGCAATAAATTATTGCGAAGAACATTATCCACAAACTTGTGCTGAGTTCAAAAAGATATTAGATGAACAATATGAAATGTTTTGTAAGAAACAAAAGAATTACGGGCCAGGTAATATATCAGTAGGAACAAATCTAGAAACATCGGATGATATTAAATTATCATTAACAGGTCTTTGGTTTAGAATGAATGATAAAATTCAAAGATTAAAACAATTAATTGTATTAGGTCATAGAGATGAAGTAGGAGAGTCTGAACAAGATACATTTCAAGACCTATCAATATATGGTATTATAGCGCAGATAGTTACCGCTAAAAAATGGGGCAAATAATTAGGTTTTACGAATAATATTTCTTATATTTATATATGAATAAATTTTTAAAGTATAGTATTAGAGAGCCGTTACCGGACGAACGTAAAATATCTTATTCTCAATTTTCTATGTATTCAACATGTCCCAAACATTGGGAATTAGCATATGCAAAAGGATTGAGAACATTTAGTCAATCAATTCATACAATATTTGGTACTGCAAT